CGCGACTTAGTTGATGTATTTTCCAGCCAACACATTGCCAAATTGATCGACTTTGAGCAAAGGCCACCTATATGGAACTTCGACTATCCTTAGAGCAGCGTCGAAATGGCTGTTGGGCGTATCAAACTTCATTGATTTAGTTGAGGCTTTAAATGGCCTGCTGTACTCCACCGGGAAGGATAAACGGTGGGACTTAAACCACAAGCGGAGCTTTTCCAGCTCGACGCAAGTGATGGAGAAACACATTGATAGCTCTACCAAAGCTAGGTTCTCGTCTATATCAATGATTCGTTGATCACGACTACTACAGAACGCACTATACGCGCCATAGTGCGTTTGTTCGAGTAGATTTGTATTTACGTAGCCCGTGGATGCGGTGCGTAGCATGGAGGCGTATTCGGAAATGACAGGTAAATTTTGGTACAAGACAGTGTACATGTATCCTAGCGATGAGTAGTAGTCTGCTAAACTCCTGTTAAAAGCAGTGTTTATCATACAGGGACCACTCGTAAAAAGTTTACGAAGGTCTTGAACCTGTAAGAAAAGTCCAGGCTGAACCTGGATAAATTTGCTACTACAAAACTCAACATCATGGTAATCATATCTAAATATGAGTTTCGCGTCGAAGCCAAAGTCTAAAAACGTATTTATAGGCTTTGAGCCCCGAGGTACTCGAATGGCTCCGTCGTCGCCATCAACCATGAAATTACCACTACCAAGATTGTTCTTGATCTCGAAGTAGCGGCAAGCTATCCAATTATAGATAGTGTTGAAACAGCCGGTTTCCATATCGCCTGAGGCCATCATCCCGAAGGCCCTCCATCTAATGCCACACGCGGTATAACCGCGCTTATGCATTTGGCGTTAAATATATGTGAGCAATTCATCTTCACCATATATATCATGGAACAACCTGCCTTGTACCATCTCAATGAGATGGTGTCGCTGGGATGCCTCAAATTTTGACATGTCATTTTCCGCGTACCATTCTCCATAGACTAGTTCTTGAAACATCGCGCCTCTTTCCCACAAGTTCTTACCTTTGGCCACTTGTGGTACATTCTTCACTAAACTATGTTCTATTGGTAGTAGATACTTAGCGAAGAGGATATTAAACTTTGGGTCGCGTGAATAGACTAATCTAGGCGGTTTGGTAGCATCGAAGTATTTCTCATTCTTTATGAATGGAGATACTTTGGAGTCACGTTTGAAATTAAAGCCCGCTACAAACGTCTCCTGTGCCGCCTGTAGGTACCGGTTTCCTAGTGCTCCTTTCTTCGTCATCAGAAAGTCCTCTATTGATATTGGCTTAATTGGGCCATCCTTAAGGAGTAGCGTCTTCAACTCCTGGTAGACTAGTTCGAACGTGTCTACATCAATATGCATTTGTGGGGTGTCTTTCAGATAACGGTTATGCAGGGCTGCATATTCATTCCCTAGACATGATTTGTAAACCACGGGTTCGTCAGAAAACCCGGGAATGGTGAAGGCTCTGACATAATTCTGGTCTTTGCAGACCAGACTCTCCAAGCTAGTGACGTGGTTTGATGTAGCACTAGCAAGTTTCCATTTAGCAATTGGTTCTAATTTGCAAGGATGGTAACATACCTTATTGAACACTTGGATGTCAGCGGCGTTCAGCGCTGTACGCGAGATTCTATGGTGCACAGATTGACTAGGTGTGCAAGGGATCACAACATTGCGACCAGCAAACCAACTATTAACACCAGGAAGAAGGCGAACAAGGCGTTTGAAAAACCCTTCTTCTGTTCGTAGATGTCAACTTCACCGAGTAAATACGCGGTGTCTCTTTGGTCGGCTGCTCTTGCCACGCACAAGTCCCCAGAGTTGATCTGCTGCATAGTCATATTTGGTACCGAGACTTTCTCGACCTCATAATATTTGAGCTTCAACTTGTGGAGGTGTACAATAGCCTGCTCACGATTC